ACTCATCAGCGTAGACAACAATTAGCAGAGGTTATGCCAAGCCTTCCAAATGCCCTCTATAAGCCCACAAATGGCTTTGCACAGGGTGAACAACCTAAAGACTACTATAAGACCTTGGCAAAGACTAGAGTTGCTCCTGCCCCCGCTGGTGCCCAAGTTATAGATACATTTAGATTCTTTGAGGCTATTGAAATGTTAGCTTTACCTGTTGGTGATCTTGTTGATTCTAAGGGTGAAATAATTGATTATTTTAAATATGTTTACCCTGCAGAAATTCCAATTGAAAAAGTTAAAAATTGGAATCAACTACAAAAAATGCTTCCTAATCTTATTAATAATTACCCCAATAATATGCATCAGGTTGTGTGTTGGTGGATTAAATATAAAAGAGATTTTTCTTTTAAAGTTATGAGGGATGTTTATGAACAAAAATGATGTAACAATTATTATCCCAACATCTGTATTGCCAACTCATCCAAATACCAGCATAATAGATGAAACAATATCTTCAATTAGATCACATTTTCCTAATAATGAAATTATTTTACAGATGGATGGTCTTCGTGAAGAAAGACTTGAACGCAAAGATGCATATGATGAATATAAAAATAGAGTTCTTTGGAAATGTATGCATGAATGGAAAAATGTTTTACCAATAATTTTTGATAAATATAGTCATCAAACAACAATGATGAAAAAAACAATTGATATTATCAATACTACAGCAATGCTTTATGTTGAAGGGGATGCTCCAATAACTCCAGATTTTGAAATTGATTGGCAAAAATGTTTAGATATGCTTGAGTATAACAAAGCCAATACTATTCGTTTTCATTTTGAAACAGTTATTCCTGATGAACATAACTATTTAATGTTAGGTCTTGAAGATGGCTTTATGAAAACTACTCAATGGAGTCAAAGACCACACCTTAGTACAGTAAAATATTATCGTGATATTGTGTTACCATTCTCTGAAGAAAATACTTTTATTGAAGATAGGTTTCATGGTAAGGTTCAAGACGATGGATGGAATATACATAAACTTTGGATATATCATCCAGAAGGAAGCATAAAACGTTCTTATCATTTAGATGGTCGTCAAGGTACACAAAAATTTACTGTTGACGATGATGCCTGGGGTTATACAGAATGAGACTAGGAATCATTGCAAGATCAGATAACACTGGGCTAGGTAATCAAACAAGAAACCTTGTTAACATGCTTGAGCCAGATAGGATTTTATTGATTGACTCAACCCCATTTAACGAAAACAAACAACATCCTGAGTGGTATTCTGGCTATGACTGCATAACTACAAGTCAGGGTTTTGCTACTAGGGAAGAGATTGTTTGTTTTCTTGATGGCCTTGATGTTGTATTAACCTGTGAGTCTTTTTATAGCAACATGTTTCTTAGCCTTGCCCATAAAAGAAATGTAAAGACAATTTTGCAGTATAACTATGAATTTTTAGATTTAATGGTTGATCCAAATCAAAGAATGCCAAGCATACTTTTATCTCCAAGTGTTTGGAATATTGAACAGGTAGAAAAGGTATTGGGTGATTTAACTAAGGTAGTTTATCTTCCTCCTCCTATTGATCCAGTTGCATTTTCATTACAGAGGGAAATTAATATGTCTAAAACACACAATAGGATTCTTCATGTTGCTGGTAAGTTTGCCTCTAAGGATAGAAATGGAACTAGCACAGTTATTGATATGCTTAAATATTCAAGCGTTAACTATGAATTAGTGATAAAAAGCCAAACTCCTATTGAGACTGACTGCAATGACCCTAGATTAACTATTGATTTTTCAAATACAGAAAACTATGCAGACTTATACTCTGGCTATGATGCTATGGTTCTTCCTAGACGATATGCTGGTCTATGCCTACCTATGAATGAGGCTCTTATGAGTGCCCTGCCAGTTTTTATGACTGACATATCCCCAAATAATTTTATACTTCCACCAGAATGGTTAATAGAATCAGAAAAGATTGATAGGCTTTTAACTAGAATGACTCTTGATGTTTACGGAGCTGATCCCAAGAAACTTGCAATTTGTATTGATAATTATGTCAATAATATAAATAAAGACAAAGAAAAGAAAAAAGCATACGATATAGGCATGCAAAATTTTTATGTTGATACCCTTAAAAATAAATACTTAAGTGTTATCAATGATGTAGTCAGTTGAAAACTTACGTTTTAGGTCAATAAGATTAACAAAAGTTGCTTTGTCATCGTGTATAAATTGAATTTGAGTATCAAGTAAAGTTATTTTGTAGTCAGTAAATTTTAATATATAATATGAAAACCAAAGATCATCAATAATATAATATTCTTCTGGGCAATCAAAAAGTTTATCGCCTAAAAATATCTTAGATGAACAGACTAAACCACCAGTTCCAGCATAGTTCCCTATCTCTCTTGGTCTTAGTCTAACTTTTTTCCAATAGTCTCTCTCAAATTTATGAGCATAAAAAGATTTAACATATTTTTCATCATATTGAGTATGACAATCTTGAATAAATGAATTTGGCAAAACTTCATCATCATCAACAAAAATTATCTTTTCATATCCTTGCTGAGCCAAATCTTTTGCAAGATAAAACCTTGCAAATTGTTTATATTCGTTTTCATAGTTTTTTATAAAAACATTTACTTCAAGGTCTTTGCCATATTTTTGAAAATACCCAGTTAACTTAAAGTCTTGGTTAACTGCATTATTTACAATATAAAAATCAAAATCTTTGTTATGTTGTAGTTGTATTTTTTGTAATAATTTGGGCATGTTTGTAAGTCTAATGTAGGTGCACATAATTAATGCAGTATTAGACTTTGGTTTAATTTGATCTTGATATATATATGTCATAGGATAAAAGAAAGAGAGGGATAGGCCAGATAGACATATCCCTCCCTAAAGAATTACTTCTTTGGTGCAGCTTTCTTTGCTGCTGGCTTCTTTGCAGGAGCCTTCTTTACATTTACGGTCTTTACTGCTGCCGCTACGTCAGATGCGCTTGGAAGAATACCAAATGCCTTATCGTTAGGGTTAATTGCTCTCAATGCCACGGGTGCTAGTGCAGCCAATAGTGAGTAAGCAAGAGTCTTAGGATCTGTGACCCCAGACATGTAAAGTGCAAGGCCTGCGCCAAGAACTGATCGTCCGTATGATGCTAGCAGTGCTTTAATTTGTTCGTTCATATTTTCCTCCTAGGATATTGTTTTAGTTATAACTGTAAAGCCAATCCATAGACCAATAATTCCTGCGACTCCCGCAAAAACTGGTGGTGCTGGAACTGGCAATTTGAATGCTGCAAATGCTACGCCACATCCAAAACCTGTAATTGTTGACATAATAATATCTTTCATTTTGTTTCCTCTATTGGTAATAATGTTTTTAATTTTTCATATTCTTCTGATATTTTTTTCATAGAATAATAATTCGGAGCCATTGCAATAGTATCTCCATACTCTTTAAAATAATTAATTTCTGGTGCTGTTTCATTAATAAAATTACTTAATCCTATTTGAACATTTTCAATATATTCGTATGCCCAATCTCTGGAATCTGAAAGAAACTTAATAAAGTTTTCTTTATGAACACTTTCATCTGACTTTATTTTAGAATCTTCAGTTTCATTAATTATTTTTTGAAGAAGCATCATGTCAATAAATATTTTTTCATATTGTTTACGAATTTTATTAAAATTATAAAACAACATTAAATAAGAAATACTTATTGAAAAAAGACACAAAGAAAGAATAAGTGTTGTTATATTCACTGAGTTATAACCTCACCACAAACAGAACATCCTCTATAAGATTTTCCAGTAAAAGGACAAGATACAGATTCCTCTAATGTGTGACCATTTTTTAAACATTTTAATGATCCTAAAATAAATTTAAAAACATTTAAAAATTTTTTCATTTGTTTTCCCCTTTCTATTTTATTATACCAGTTAAATGGTTTTTTCGCTATGATATTTTTGTATTAAGTACTGATTTATTGATAAAGATTTTTTAGCAATATTATTCCAAAAATATTTTTTATTGTCTAGTTTATCAAACCATTTTTGCATAATAGGCAAATAACCAATATCATGATTAATATCTGCAATTTTTACAGATACTTCATCAAATACTGGAAAATTCATTCCAGTTGATATGCATAAAAGACCAGTTGAGTAACCACCACGAAATGGTGTTTCATGAGTAAACATTCTCATATTATATAAAGAATATATGTACCCAGATAAACTTTCTTTTAATTTATAAAGATCAAAAGAATATTTTCTTTCACTATTTGTTTTCCAATATTCTGAATCATCTCTTATACTTAAACAATAATGAGTACAAATAAATTCTGCAAAAGAATTATATGCAAAATAATTTGCTTCATTATAGCAATGAATATCCCATGATGTTATTTTATCTCTTCTAAGTGTTCTAACTAAATTGAATAAAAATTCAATAACAGTAAACAGACCATTGCTTTCAAGTGGTTCAATAAATCCAGCAGATAGTCCTATCGCAACAACATTTTTACTCCAAGTTTTTTCATGTATCCCAACTTTCATTGAAATATCTTTAAATTCTAATGAATTAATAAATTCTTTTGATCTTTTATTTGGAGCATACTTACTAGATAAATAATCTTTAAATTCTTCTAATGCTTTTTCTTTAGTAATAAAATTATCACTGTATACATATCCAGACCCTATTCTTGAATATAATGGAATATTCCATACCCAACCATTTTTAAGAGCAGTGCATTTTGTAATAGTTGTAAGTTCATTTTCTTTATCCATATACGGTATTTGTGTAGCCCATGCTCTATTGTTTGGAAGTTTATCCGTATAACTAATAAATTTTTCTTTTATGGTTTCACCCAACAGTAAACTTTTAAATCCTGTGCAATCAACAAATAAGTCTGCATTAATATTTATTGTATCATTAACAATAATAGACGAAATACCTTCTACATTAGTCTTTATGTCAGTAACATCTCCAGTAATTACTTTTATTCCCCTTGGCAAAGCATATTTTTCTTTTAACCATAAAGCAAATTTTTGTGCATCAAAGTGAAGAGCCGTATTAGTTACTGGATTAAAATTTGGAAACTCATTGTTTTTATTATCAGTAAAAGTATTATTATTTATTAAATGTGTTACTGGGAAAAAAGATTCTGCAAAATCTTTAACGGATATTTCTGGATTGTTTGCTTTTTTAATAAACCAATCATGCATTCCGTATGCAGTATCCGCAACAACTGCACCACCAAAAGGATAAAGAAAAGATTCATTATTTTTTTCATAAAAATTTTCAAACTCAATACCTAATTTTATAGAAGCATCTGTATACTTAAAAAAATCATCTCTATTTATCTCAAGATATTGAAAATAATTATTTATTCCATCATATGTACTTTCTCCAACTCCAACTGTTGGAACATTTTTGCTTTCAACTAAAATAATTTCTTTATTTGGAAAATCTTTTACTAAAATAGAAGCAGTCATCCAACCTGCAGATCCTCCACCGACAATAACTATTTTATTAATTTTTTTTGACATATTAATTTAATGCTTCTCTAGTTACTAAAACAATAGCACCATTTTGTTCAAGTACATCTTTAATCTTGGCAACATATTGTACTGCTTGTATTTTTTCATCATGGACCATTGGAATAAAATCTTTTTCATTTAATTTAATTGTTAAAAAATTATCATTATCAATTATACTAATACCAAAATTTTTTGGAGGAATAATTGAATGAACTGCTTTACGCATTGCTTCTGTATACATTAAATTTCTCCATCTGATGTATAGTTAAAAATATCTTCAAGACAAGTAAAACCAACATCTTCATTAATATCAAGAGATTTTAAAAGAATAATCCAAGTTTCTTCAATATATTTTTTTGCAATTTCATTTGGAATTACTAATTCAGAATCAACTAAAAATGCAAGTGGTAATCCTAAATCATTATAAGATATAAAATCTTCAAAAGTTTTTTCTTCTTTATGGTTTATCCATAATTCAGCAAGAATAGAACACATATCTTCAAAAGATGTTAATTCGTTTCCGTTGTCAGAGATTGCCATACATCACCCCATTGTTCTTTAGTCTTATGTTTATTAAATTCTCGTGAAATTTCTCCACCTTCTAAATATACACCACCCCAAACACCCCATTCTTTACCAGATACTCCGTTAGCAAAACATATTTTTGCAACTGGACATGAAGCACAAAAATTATCTATATTATATCTTAGTTGAATATCATCTTCATATTTGTCAAAATATAAATTTGTATCTAATCCAAGACATTTAGCCTTGTCTTTCCATAAGTTCTGTCTCATTATTCAAACTTTTTCTTTCTGTGAATAAATTTTTTATAAAATCCACTGTAATATGTTTTCTTTTCGTGTTGCTTTTTTTTGCCATAATCAATTAAATAATCGGCACGTTCAGACTTCCAATCATCACGTTTGAATGGTATTATTTGAGCAACTGGTGTACCCTTTTTAATTAAACCAGAGAAATCTTTTTGCATCCAAAAAGTAAAAAAACCACCCCACGGTACTTCTTCATCAATTATTCCACTAACAGTTGTAAAAGGCAAATCAAATCTATTTAGAGGATGAGTAATCAATATGCTATATCCTTTTGGCATCTTAAATCCAAAATGTATATGCCATGCAAAATGATTTTTATTATGTCCTGCAGGAACAGGCAATTTTTGATAATGATCTCTTAAAATTAATGGCTCTGGAGATGTTGGCCAAGTTAATACTTGTTGTCCATTAACAATACTGCACAAAATATCTTGATCAGTATAAATCATATACCCAGAGGTAAGTGAGTCTAAAAATGGAGAACAAGCCTTAAAAGATAAATTATCAAAAAGTCTAAAACTATCATTTTTTAATTGGAGATCTTGTTCTTTCCACCAATCTGGAATAAATTTAGATGCTGGCTTAGGTGTTTGAACATATTCTAAGTCAGAATCATTTGGAGTATTCGGAATAAATTTAATAATTTTTGACATATTTATTCCTTGTATTTGTTTGGAATATCCCAGCCATTACTATTAATCGTATACATTTTATGTAAATACCATTCACCATTAATCCTAATACCTTGTGTAGATGTGCGTGCAATATCTGATCGTTTTAGATCAATAACGTTCCATCCATCCCAACGAAGATTACGATTCTTCTTAACGATTGATTCCATAACCTCTAATTTGCTTACAATCATTTTATACCTCAGTATCTATAAATTCCGACTTCAACATTTTTGAGTTCGGCTGATGCTACTAATTTTGAGACTGTTTCTTTTGGTTTACTCAAGAATGCCAAATAGTTTACATGCTCTAAATTTTCTTCAATATAGGATGCAGGCACTTTAAAGAACTTAATCCTTTTACCCCTAGCTTTCATTCCTCTTTCAGATAGGTTTGAAAACTCTGACACCATTGAATTAATTCTTGCTGGACCAGCTGAATAGATTAGCAGTTCTTTGTCTTCATCTTTCATTGCAGACATTGCAACGCCCATGGCACGAAGAAAAACTTGATAATCATCAAAGTCTTTCGTTCCCTGTACTGCTACTATCATCATTACTTCCATTCTTAAGGTTATCCAAAATGAATAACATTTTATCAATATCTTTTTTTGACATATTCGTTGTGTCTATTGGCTCTGTAGTGTCTATATTGACATTACCACCAACTGCTTCAGCACAATAAAATATATTATTACTAACCCAATATGCCTTATCTTCTATAAAAATAACCTTTACAGTATTTCTCTCAACATGCATTAGCGATTGAGATTGTTGCCTTGGTTTTTCGTATAAAGTTTTTGGAAGAAAATCTTTTATCATTAAATGAATACTACTTTGATTATAAGCAATACCTTTAAATGTTTTAAACTTTCTTCCTTTATAAAGTATATAAGAAGTAAAGCACAATGTCAAACCCAATATAGGAAAAACTTGTGCTAAATTCATTTATTATTCTTACTTTTTATTTTTTACAGCTGGCTGAGGTTCAGAAACAGGAACCCTATTCATAATTAATTGTCCTTTTAAAACCTCATACTCAAGATCTGAAACTTTTGTTTTATAAAAAACAACAAGTTGATTTAACTCATCAAGAGTTAGTTCATTCATAGCTTACCCCTTTTAATTAGTATTATTTATAAAATGGACTTAGATCAAGTACTGATCCGCCCCAAATTGTCTTCTTAACGCTATTTTTCCAGTCTTCAGGAAGCGCATCAAGCATACCCATTGCTCTTGCTCTTTCAATTATGTGCTTTTTTGCAGCAGCATAATCTTTGGCACGACCAACGGATTGAATTGCATTATGAAGATCTGCTTCGTTTGCAATAGGAAAAGAACCATCTGGCATTGCTGTTCCAGAATTTGCCATGCGCTCACGAGTTTTTGCTGGATAATCTTTCTTTCCCATAGCATTGTCATAAGCATCTACTGTGTCTGGTTTAGTTGCCTCAAATTCTGCATTTTGTCCATCACCAATATTATTTGGTGAGCATGCAGGACAATCTGGACAATCACAATTCATTGCTTTACATGTTTCGCATCCACAATCTTTGTATCCTTCAGATGTTACTTCTTGTTCTTGAGGTGTTCCACCAGGAATTTCCCCAACCATTTGCTTTACTACTGCTGCTAACTCTTTAATTTGATCTGCTGCTGACATTGACATACCTTGTTCTCCTCCTGAAGCAACTTCTCCACCTGTATTCATTCCAGAATGTGAGTCACCAATACCACTTCTACGTCTTCCATAACGAATCACATCCTCTTTGGAAGCATCTGGCACATTGGCATATAAAGCTCTTACCTGTGCTGCTGCTTTTCCTTTTGTAGGATGTGTGCCAACTGTCTTGCCCTTGTCATCAACAACGGCATACTGTGAGCCTGAG